GCACAAAAAAGGATGGAGATACTGCTGTATTTCGTGTGGATGGAAATGGTGCGTCTCTTCATAACGCGGTTTTCGATATTTATGACGGCAACAAGGTACATATTACGCTCAATCCACATTCCGGTATTGCAATCGGTGAATACCCATTGTACACCGATGATGAGTACACCATTGATGAAACCAGAGCTAAGTTTTGGGTTGATACCAATGGCAATGTGCATATTAAGGGGATACTGGAAGGATGCGATGGTAAGTTCAGTGGAGTGGTACAGGCGCAAGATTTTCTTGACAGCAATGGAGATTCTATGTTGGTTGCTGGTACAAATAGATTTAACAGCGATTACCTTGATCTTGGAAACATCCAGATCGACGGAGAAACGGGAAATATTACTATGACCGGAAGTATCAATTTGGCTGGCGATATTACGTGGAGCAATACGAGCAGTCCGGTACAAGTGCTATACTCAACAATATACTTATCTGCGCCATCTGGTAATTACTCTTCGTTCCCATCTATTGGTAGCAGTAGTTGGCATCGATCTATGAGCGATTCTGATTATTTTGCATCGTACACATATGACGGTGGTATCAGTTGGACTGCAGCGGTAAGAATTCGCGGCGAAAATGGCAGCAATGCGTCTGTTACACGAAGAAGCATTTATACTGCCTTGTTAAATGCTTATGAAGACGATGGCATTTACAGTTATAACGGAGACATTTTAATCAATGCGTCTGCCATTAAAACTGGCCTAATTGATGCTGATCTCGTTACACTTGGAAGCTATTGGGGCGGATTTTGCTGCGCAGTAGGAAATGATGGAGTAAGTGATACATATGGTGCAAAGATGTATGGCTCAGATCCTGATTTCTACTTTATCGCAACGAACGCTGGAGTTAGAATGCAAAGTCCCAATATTGGGTTTACCATCGGAAAAACAAGAATTGTAGCTGACACAGAAATTGAGACAACTTCAGATCAAAGAATGAAGCATGATATTTCTTATGAAATGAGCAAGTATGACGAATTCTTTTTTGGGTTGAAACCGAGTTATTATAAATTTAATGCGGGGACAAGTGATAGATACCACATTGGATATATAGCGCAGGATGTGGAATCCGCATTGAAGAATGCTTGTATTTCAACACAAGATTTTGCGGGACTTGTTCAAGCGTCTGGCGTAGAAGATGTTCACAAGGCTTATGAGGACGAGTATTCACTTCGTTATTCAGAGTTTATTGCATTAAATACACATATGATTCAAAAGTTGTATCAACGTGTCGATGAGTTGGAAAAGAAAATAAATTCCGTAGAGGTGTAAAATGAAGAATGATATTCTTGGCCGTTTGAGTGCTGTGTTGTCCGCACTCAATAGTATTAGTGTATGTGGTAAGGCAAATTTGGCTAATTTGAGCGGAAGTATTGCTGTATTAGAAGAAGTGAAGGAAATTGTCGCTTCTTCTGAAATCCAAAAAGCAGAGTCTACATAAAATAGGAGCAATAACATGGCGTTTTGGGGAAATTATTTTGTTTATGATGGAATTCCATGTACAGAATATGGCCTCCGACTGTATGAAGTGAATGGGGTGGCACCAGGCAATAAATCATTTTCGATTCCATCTGATATATCTGAAGACCGTATTCTGCGAAGATACAAGTCTTTTTTTTATGGAGTTTCACATAATAAGCCTCTAACATTCAATATGGTTTTTGGAGCAGATCAATCAATCGCAAATCGTGGTGAATATTTTGATGCGTGGGATCTTGAAGTTATAAGCGCATGGCTTTCCCCGATTGATGGATATAAATGGTTAGAAATTGAACAGTCTGATATGGAGCATGTTCGATTCAAATGCAGAATCACAAAATTATCTGTAGTAGAACTTGGAAACCTTCCTATCGCTTTTTCTTGTGATGTTGTTTGTGATTCCCCGTTCGCTTATAGATATCCAATTTCTTACTCATATGAAATCGATGGCGAAACAGAATTTATAATTCAGAATCTGAGTAGTTATAGAGGTGAGTATTTTCCAAAGATCAAAATTACATTTGAGAATAGCAATTTTGTTCAGATTATAAATTATTCAGATAATGAAAATGTATTTGAGTTTTCTGAATTGCCAAGTGAAAACTTAGAGGTTGAGATTGATAATGAAAACGGAATCATAACTAACAATGAGAATCTAAATCTATATCCATATTTCAATTTTAACTTTTTGAAACTTGTTCGAGGCGATAATCGGTTGAAGATCGTTGGAAAGTGTGTAGTGGAAATTATATGTGAATTTCCAGTTAGTGTTGGTGGATAAATATTGGATTAGAGGTGGAATTATGTCAAAGGGTACACTTGGTAGTTTTAATGGAACTACCGTAGCCAATGTGAATATGTTGGATATTTTTAAGAAAGAGGAAATGGAAAAGCATAAAAATAGTACGCTTGCATTTTCTCCACATATGATTGTAAGGAAGATTGGCATTCAATGTCCAGCGGGGACAGAAGTATCTATCAATGGGTGTGATATTCCTATCGTGTCTGGTGTGTTTGAACTTGGGTTCGGGCAAATTGATGTATCGAGCCTTGTATTTAAGGAAGCTGTAGCGGCGAATATTTATTATATGTATTGATAGGAGGATCATATGTCTGATATGCCTTTCTTTGTGGGTATGGTTTCTGCTGGAGGTATTGGCGGTTCATCTGATTATGATGAGTTGTCAAATAAACCAGTTGTAAATCTGATCGGATCTCCCGTTGTGATTTGTGAGTTGGAAACTGGTGTTTATAACATTGAAGGTTCTTGGGTAATGACAGAAGATGGCATTGCGATGGAAACTTTGAAAGACGACCTGTTTTATGTGTCCAATGATAATAATGAGTGCAAGCTTACTTGGATCAGCGCAGGAGAGATCCGTACATATCATGTGCCGAAAAATGGCACAGCAGGCGATGTTGTTGAAGATAGCGTCGCAACAAAGGATGAAGTCATTTCATCTTTGGTAGGTTCTTTCTAATTTTCCATATAGGAATTAGTTGAACAATATATGTGATGAAGAACATGTAGTTTTTATCACAAAGTACACATTATCATTTTGATTGTCGTTATTACGACGGAAAGGAAGTAAACATTATGGCTAATTTGATTTATAAGGGTTCCAAGGCATCTCTGCCCGCCGAGCGTAACGCCACATCCTTCTATCTGTGTGAGGATACCCGTGAGCTGTACTTTGGTGCAAATCTGTACACTGAGGCTGTCCGTTTCTACACCACAGAAGAGGGGAAACCAACATCTCCAGCACAGGGCGTTCTTTATGTAAACACCAATACAGGAACTGGCGATGTTTGGAATGGTACAGCATGGGTAAATGTCATCAAGGGTTATACAACTGTTATTGATGAGAATGCTGACGACAGCACTGTTCCTACTTCTAAGGCTGCCAAGGACTACATTGACCAGAAGGTTGAGGATGTAGTCGCTGGTTCTATCGACGGTTTGGGCGCTCTGGCCTCTAAGGACGAAGTGACTGAGGCTGAGCTTGGTACTGATCTGACTAACAAGATCAACGGTAAGGCTGAGCAGTCTGCTTTGACTGAGGAAATCAATCGTGCAAAGGCTGCTGAGGAAGCCAACGCCACTGCCGCCGCTGCTGCTAAGTCTGCAGCTGACAAGGCTCAGGGTGAGGTTGATGCTGTTGAAGAGCGTGTGACTGTTGTTGAGGGCGATGTTTCCACTCTGAAGGCTGACTCTGCTACCGAGGGTTCAGTTGACTACAAGATCGCTCAGGCTGTTGCTGCTATCATGGAGAATCCCGATGAAACCATGAATTCCATCAATGAGCTGGTCACTTGGATCAACGATCACGCCGCTGACGCTCTTGAACTGAGCAACAAGGTGTGGCTGGATAACTTTGCAGCGACCTATCAGAAAGCTCGCGAAGATTGGCGCGATGAGATTCTGGAGGATTTTGAGAAGGCCGGTAAGCGCAGCTTGATCGGTGCTTACTCCACCCATATTTTCAAGATGCCCACCGGCGATGCCATGACCGA